GAAAAAAGAAGGTAAGCCGATGAAAGAGGAGCCGGAAAAGCTGAATGACCATTGCATGGATGCACTCAGGTATATGGTGATGGAGCTCGACGGCCATGCTTATATCAGACCAAGTAAAATTAGCGCGGGGAGACTGGGCCTATGATAAGGCTCGACTTAAAAGATCGGTTAAGCGAAAAAGATATATTGAAATATATCAAAGAGCATGACAATTCTCGATATATCGAGAACCAGCGGTATTATGAAGGCAATAATGCCGGTATCATGGACAGGCTCCCGCCGAATACCGAAAGCCAGCTTCCTGACAACAAAGTACCCATGCCGTACGGAAGAAAAATAATTAACACGGTAACGGGCTATATGTACAAGCCCGGGCTCATAAAATACACACTTGATGATGGCAAATATAAAAAAGCTATCGATGAAATATTTCTACTGAATGACGAGCCCGTGAAAACATCCCAAATAGGCAAACAAACCTCCATTCAGGGCGTGGGATATGAGTTGCATTATGTACAGGGCATTGAGACAAATGATAGTAAATTGCCGAGGAAGGCAATACCGCGATTCGTGAAGTTACCAGTTGCGGAATTGATACCGATTTATGACAGAGCGCTTGAGGCCATGATGATTGCGGCTATCAGGCATTATATGCTCGATAAAAATCTTGGTATGGTGGAAGTCTATTACTCGGACGTTATCGAATATTATGAATTGATGCAAGACCCACAGTCAAAAAGCTCTAAACTGAGAAAACTCAAGGAAAACGGACACTTTTATGGTCGCGTGCCCATTGTGGAATACAAAAACAACGAGGAGTTGATAGGCGATTTCGAACCGGTGAAATATCTCATCGATGCTTATGACATCATGATAAGCGACAGCGTGAATGAATTCGATCGTTTCGCCGCAGCTTATCTCGTTCTCAAGGGCGTTCGCATGGATGAAGATGACGTGGAGCACATACGGGCGCAGAGGATATTGGAACTCGTGCAGGAAGGCGCGGCGGAATTCCTGACCAAGGATATACCGCACGAATTCATACAATTCATGACAAAGCTATTGAGAGAAGAGATACACAAACAAAGTCATGTGCCGGACTTTCTCGAAGGGCGGACTGGGGATACACTGAGCGGGGTGGCCATCAGTAAGCTTCTTTACGATTTCGAATTCATTGCCGCGACCAAAGAAGCTTATTTCAGAGAAGCGTTGCGTGACCGATTTCGGATGATAAACGCAATACTCAATATTCGTGATGGTAAAACCGGCGACCCAAATGACATAGAGATTCTAATGGAACGCAACATACCACAGATGGATAAAGAGAATGCGGAAATCATGGAGAAATATTCGGGGCATGGTATATCAAAACATACGCTGATAGAAAATTTTGCCCCATTCGTGATGGATGTTGATGAAGAGCTGAAACGATATAAAGAAGAGCAGGAAGAATCAATCGATTTGGATGCCATATATGATAATTCCGAAGAAGGATCAACTGGCGACGAACGCGATGGTCGAGAGAATGATCAGGGAAACCGAGAAGGCGCTCGTTAAGAATTATCGCCAGGCATTGATGAATATACGAATTGATTTGCAGAAAATATATGACAAATACGGCGCCGGGGGGAAATTAACCCATGCCGAGATGTCAAAATACAATCGACTGACGAATTTGCATAAATCGCTCGAGAAAGAGCTGATTAACATAACGGGGAGAAACGGGCGCGAAATAAAGATGCTCGCTTCGGATGCATATCAGGAGAGTTTCTATCGATATGGATATCTGATAGAAAAGAACCTGAACGTAGGATTGCGATTCGGAATATTGAATCCAGAAGTTATAAAGGCGGCAGTACAGAATCCCATAAGCGGATTGACATTGAATGAAACGCTTGCAAAAAATAGGCGCGAGATCGTTCTGAATATCAGACGTGAAGTGACACAGGGACTCATCAAGGGTGAATCATATTTCAAGGTGGCACGGCGTATTAAGGATGCCCTGGGGAAAGATGCGGCTAAAGCAAAACGGGTTGCGCGAACCGAAGGGGGAAGAGCGCAGATCCAGGGGCAGGTGGAATCGTTTAATCATGCAGAAGATCGCGGTATCGAAATGGATCGTATATGGGTCGCCACGCTCGATGATAGAACTCGAGACAGCCATGCATCGATGGATGGGCAGAAAGCCGATTCAAATGGATTGTTCACGCTGCCGGGAGGAATAAAAACCGAAGGCCCGCATTTATCGGGCATCGCAGAGGAAGATATTAATTGTCGCTGTACGATTATCACAGAAATCAACGAGGATTCTGCACGACGTATCAAGGGTGAAGGCGTGCAGAAATATAAGACGTATGAGGAGTGGCGGCGAGAGAAGAATATACACGGGCAAAGAGTAGCATAATGAATATACAAAATTTCGGGGTCGGAATAGAGTGTCCGAATCCAGGAGGTAAGTAATGGCAGAAGAAGAAAAGACAGAAGATCCGGGTGCGAATACCGAAGAGGAGAAGTCGCAATCGGAAGAAGAAGATTTGAGCATGAGTAAAGAGGATTTCGAAAAGTTGGAAAAAAAGCTCGCAGACCTTGAGAAAGAACGCAATAGCGAGCGGTCCCGTGCAGATAAGCTCAATGCTGAAATCAAAAAGCTGCGAACAGAGCATGAGAGCGAGGATGAAAGACGGGAAAGAGAAAGAAAAGAATATGAGGAAGAACTTGCGGAACGCGAAAAGAAACTCAAAGAAAATGAACTCCGGTTCATCAAGATACGGGTAATGCAGGAAATGGGAATACCCGCAGCGCATGAAAACCGGATTCATGGTATCGACGAAGCAAGCATTCGTGAGGATGCAAAGCTGTACAAAGAATCACTCGATGAGACGGCAAGTCTTATGGCGAATCAAAAACTAGCCGGCGGGGAGCCTCCCAAGGGCGGAGAATCGAAAAAATCCATGTCGTATTCTCAATTCAAAAACCTTCCGCTTGCCGAAAGGGCCAAGCTTCTTGAAGACGATCCCGATCTTATTGAGAAACTACTGAAAGAATAGGAGATAACAAGTGGGAATAGCAAACTTTAAACCAGAGATATGGAGTGCGCGAATGTTCTCCACTCTGGATAAAGCCCTCGTTTACGGCAATATTTGCAATCGCGATTATGAGGGCGAAATCAGAGGTGGAGGCAGCGTCGTAAAGATCAACGAAATTGCCGAAATTACGGTGAGCGATTATACGAGCACGGTATCCATTTCACCTTCAGAGCTTACCGGCGGGCAGAAAGAACTCCGCATCGACCAGCAGAAGTATTTCGCCTTCCAGGTTGACGATATCGATAATGCCCAGAGCAAGCCGAAGGTGATGGATGAGGCGATGAGGAAGGCCGCCTATGCTCTGCGGGATGCGGCTGACCAGTATATCGCCGGGTTGTACACCGAAGCCGGCGTCAAATCGAACCTGGGCACCAGTGCGAGTGAAATTACGCTCGGCTCAACCAATGCTTTCAAGTACATGGGCCAGATCCAGAAAGAGCTCGACGAGAAGAACGTGCCGAGGGCTGGACGGTGGATGATCATACCGCCCTGGCTTCGTCTGTCTCTCGTCATCGCTTCTTACGGCACCCTGAGCAATCAGCTTCAGGACAAGATTGTCAAAGAGGGTTTCATCGGGCACATGTTCGGACTCGACCTTTATGTCTCGAACAACGTTTCATCCGACGGGACCGAGTACCGAATTCTTGCAGGTACGCGGGATGCTATCTCCTTCGTAAGCCAGATTATGAAGGTTGAGGCTTTCCGGCCTGAATCTACATTCGCCGATGCGGTAAAGGGTCTCTATGTGTACGGCGCGAAGGTCGTAAGACCGAATGCGCTGGCCTGCCTGACCGCTACTGTCGGCGATAACGCTTAAGGAAGGAGAATAGAGAAATGGCTCAAGAAATAACTCCAATTCTATTGACCAAAAACGAGCTTGTTGGTATAAGCTCCGGCTGGTCGGGGTCCACTCTTTCATCGGGCGATCACATATGGTATATCAATACCAAATCGAGCAATTTCGACTACAACCGTGATGCCAGCAAGCTCGTCATACTGATAGCCCAGGAAGAGCAGTCATCCGTCGGTGAAGCTGCCCGCGTTGTAACGATTTTCGCCGGCACGACCTCATCGACTAAAACGGCAAGTGCGAGATCGGGCATGTCTGCAGCCGGTATCGGGGATCATTCGACGACCATCGCTATCGAAAGTGCAACGACCGCTTTTCAGCATCCGCTTCATGCGATAGGACCGCTCGAGAGTGCACGATTCACCGATGATGAAGGATACATTTATGTCGGAATCGATGCCGCGACGAATTCATCGCTGATGGATTATCAGATCGGTGCGATTTTACTGCCGTAACCAAGAGGGGCGGGTTTCCCCGCCCCCGTTTTTAAAGGAATGGATATGAAAAAGATTGCCCTTATTGGCTCAGCGATCAATACAGCGATGCAGGCTCCCCTGACCGATGACTCGTGGGACATCATGAACCTCGGTTCGAATATTTCCTTGAAGGAACTCCATGAGCACTGCAAGCGGTCCACGTACTTTATCGAAATCCATAAACGGGAATACAACTGGGAATATTATGAAGGCAAATTGGCGAAAGTGACGGTTCCCGTGCTGATGGATGAAAAATATTGCGGGGAAGATAAGCGAATTCCTACCGCAATACCATATCCGCGCGAAAGGGTGCGTGAAGAATTCGGTAAATATTTCAGAAACAAATTATTCTCCACCTGTTCCGTACCCTGGATGCTCGCCTGGGCCGCAATCGAAAAATATGACTTGATAGGTCTCTATGGGCTGGATTTTCTCACGAATGATGAGTATTTGTGGGAGCGACCGTCTATATGCTGGTGGCTCGGCCATCTCCAGGCACGGGGAATCGAATTCGATATTCCTGACGGAAGCGGATTGATTTCTGCAGTATATGAATATGGATTCGACCCGAAACCCGATGAGCTCATGGAAATCACTGACAGGATCATCGGTCTGAAGAAGGGTAAAGAAGAAGTGCTGAAAAAAATCGAGGAGGTCAAAGCGCAGCTCGCCAAACAGGAGGGGGCAATCGAACAATGTGAATATTTCAAACGGAGATATAACGTCTGATGCCCCTCATGAGATGTATCGCCGATGGAAAGCCGGGTTATAAATGGGGCAAGAGTGGTAAATGCTATACCTATACGCCCGGAAGCGAAATAGGTAAAAAAGCGGCAAAGAAAAAGGCTCTCAAACAGGGTGTTGCCATGGGCGAGGGCAAACTAGAGGAATGATATGCCAATAACGACGCTAGGTAATGTACGAACTCTGTTGCAGATAACGGATTCCGATAGTCCTTACAATGACGTGATAAGTCTGCTGATACCGATTATACAGGATTGGATTGTCGAATACTGCAATAATCATTTCCTCGATGACCGCGTGCAGTACAGCGGAAGCACGTTTTCATTTGCTACGAACACCATCACGGACTCGGAAAACGGTTTCGAGGATGAAGGATTTGTTGCAAATGACGATATCGACGTGGAAGGAACGGATGGAAATGACGGTATCTATAATGTAATTACTGTAGCGGCCGCCACGCTCACCCTTTCCATATCCAATCTTGTAACAGAATCTTCCGGGGATTACGTCACTATCACGCGAATAACGTGGCCTCCAGGGGTAAAATTAGCGGCGGCGCGGATGATCATGTATGATCTGAAACGCATGAATCAGATGGGCATATCTGCGGAATCCAAGGGCGATTACAGCGTACAATTCTCCGTAATGAAGAACGCGGGTTATCCGGATTCAATACTCGGTATGCTGAATCCTTATAGGTATGTGAAATGCAGATAGAGTTGAAACCGCATGTTTCTGAAGCGATTCAAGACCTCGATAGACTTGGCGCCAATTTACGTACCGCTATCCGGGATGCATTGGAGAAGTCCGCCATGGCGGTGCAATCGCAGGCCGTACTGCTTGCGCCCGTTGATACGGGAAATCTGCGAAGAAGCATCGATTATTCGCTCGATGGATTCAGGACGGCGCATGTGGGATCGAATATCGAATATTCGGCACATCAGGAATACGGAACGCGATTTATGAAAGCACAGCCGTATTTGCATCCTGCCCTTGAAAAAAACAAGGATAAGATTCGCACTATATTCGATCAGGAGCTCGAGCAGGCGGTGAGGCGTACATGAGCACACTTGAAAGCATACTCTCTAATGTTGAAACCACTCTCGAAGGTGTGAGTATTTCGGGGGGATATAACAACGATTTGTCATCCGCCCAGGTGACGCGGGAGGTGAAAAATTTCCGTGACAACGAGGGATATGATCGCTTTATCGTCATACTCTATGCCGGGGAACGAAAAGAGGCTGTAGACATCGCTAATTATATCGATTCGTGGATAACGGTACGCATAGAAGGACGTGTCCGATCATCTTCAGACCTCGAAACGAAAGTGAATCAGCTTCTTGAAGATATCGAAACCGTTTTAAGCGTAGACCGTACGCGGAACGGATATGCCCATGATACTTTTCCAAAATCAGTTGTGATTCTCAATGGGCGCAGCGACGACGAGCTTTTATTTCGATACGATTTCGAAGTGTATTACAGCTATTCATACGGGAGTCCATGAAAATGAAAACAAGCAAAACAGTAAGAATCGAATCTCTCGAGCCTTTCGAAACGAAGGCTCACCGGGTAATTGCCCGGAAAGCGGGCGAAGTTATTCGAATGCCCATGCAGGACTATCTCGAGGTGAAGGACAAGTGCAAACTCCTCGAGGAAAGAAAACCCAAAGAAATCGAGGAGGAAAATTAAATGGCTATAGGGGTTGGAGTCAATGCGGTAGCCGGTATCGTAAAAGAAACAGAATACGGTGGCGGGGGTACGGCCGCCACGTTCCTGGAGATGATCTCCGAAGGGGTCCGCTCCAACATCGAGATGATCGAAGCTCCCTACGTTTTCGGGTCCAGGAGCAAGTACAAATACTATCAGGGAGCTCACGACATCGGAGGCCCCTTTTCCATGGTGGTGAACCCCGATAATATCGGGCTTCTGCTTTACTTGGCCCTGGGCGTGGAAGGAAACCCATCCAATGTCGATGAGACCACAGCATACGATCACGAGTTCACGCCCGCCGCGGCCGCTACGGACCTCGGGAGTTTTCTCCTGGAGATCGACCGCCAGATCGACTGCTCGATCTATCAGGGATGCAAAGTCAACACCTTCGCCCTCAGCGCCACGAAAGGGTCTCTGATCACGGCCGATTTCAACGTCCTGGGGAAGGACGAGACCGACGGGCAGACGCCGACGGAGTTAACCCCGAGCACGAAAAAGCCCTTCACCTTCCATATGGGATCCATGGCGATCGACACCGGTGCGGTAACTTACGTGAACAGCTTTTCCATGGAGTACAGCAACGAGCTCGACGCGGAGGGCGGATTCGTTCTCAACGGTAGTCAGAATCGCCATCATCTCAACAAGCAGGGACAGGTTCTCACCGGATCACTTGAGTGCGAATGGACGTCCGTAAGCGATGCGCTGCGGGACGCTTATCTCGACAATACACAGAAGCAGATCACGCTCACGATCACATCTACTGAGACAATCGAGGCTGGTTACTACTACACCATGACCATAGATATCCCGAAGGTTCACATCCTCGGGGATCCGCCCCAGATATCCGGGAGGGAGAGGATTCCGTTTACCCTGAACTTCGAGGCGGTTTACGACAGCACCAATTTCGTCAAGATTACCCTGAGAGATGCCCGAACCACGAAATGGAGCGCATAAGGAAGGCGATATGAAATACGATATCGAGGATATCCTGCAAGACGAGACGAAAAAGCTCGATGTGTCACAGTTTTTCCCAAAGGCCGAGGAAAAAGTCTTTGTGACCATCAAAAGGCTCCCATCCCAGCATCAGTATCACGTAACCGCTTGCATGGCGGACGGCACGTTCAAGGGAGAGAAGGAGTACATGGAGGCCAGGAAGACGGTCCTTCTCCATGGCATCGTCAAAGAGGATTTTCCCCTTGAGAAGTGGGACGAAGAGGTGATCGAGAAACTTGAGGAGTCGAAGGGCCAGTTCCTTGATTTTCTGATCAATGAAATATCGGAATTCAACCGCCCTTTAGCGCAGAGGAAGAACGAAGCCTCCGCGAAGTGAGCTCGTGGTATGCAGGCCGGAGACCGTTACCAGAGGAGAGAAGGTGGCTGAGGTGGTTGCCTTATATCAGGCTCTATGCTCTGACGCACGACGAGCAATACAACATGCGCTTCCTGCCCCGGGCCGGCGGGCTCTTCGATCAGGACTGGCTTTTGATGGAGATTTTCGGAATCATACGAGACGAATTCGTCAAGGTCGAGAATAGCAAATGCCAAAGTTCACGCAAGCCGACATTGAGATAGCCGCCAAGGACAGAACACAGCAAGGTATCGCGTCCGCCAAGAAAGGTATAGGCGGACTCACGCGGATGATACGCTCCTATGGAGCCGAGATCGGCGCGGTTGTCGGCGCCGTATATGGTGCGATCAGGATCACAAAAAATTTTACTGATGCATTCATCAAACAGGAAGAAGCAGTCACCCGTCTGAACACGTCCCTCGAAACGACGGGCGTGTTTACCCCCGAATTATCGGAAGAAATACAGGACCTCGCCAGCGAACTCCAGGGAATGACGATGTACGGCGACGAAGCTACCCTCCAAGCCACATCATTATTGCAATCATTAGGAAAATTGAGCGGTGAAGGATTGAAGCAGGCGATACCCCTGGTACAGGACTTAGCTACCGGTATGGACATGGATTTGAATACCGCCGCGAGCCTGGTTGGAAAGACCCTCGGAAGCACAACGAATGCTTTGTCGCGTTATGGCATCATGTTGGATTCAACCGCATCACCATCGGAAAAACTCGCCGAACTTTCGAGACAGATTGAGAAATCATTCGGTGGAATCTCAGAAGCGATGGGCAATACCTTCCAGGGCCGGGTAACAAAAGTCAAAAACGCATTCGGGGATCTAAAAGAAGTGATAGGCGGCATTTTGGCCGAGAACGCGAAGCCTTTTATGGACTGGTTATTGGATTTTCTGCAAAATAGCAAAAATATCGAGATAATTGCCCGTATCGTGCGTGGCTTGGGTGCGACGTTCGGCACGGTGTTCGGGTTTCTCATAGAAACGATCAAAAGTATTATCGGGTACTACAAGATATGGATCAATGCCTCTAGACAGCTCGGCAATATTCTCGAAACGATTTTCAACCCGAAGAAGTGGGGCACGGGTGAGCTAAAGAAGGAAATGCGGGATCTCAAGGATTTCACCGTTCAAACCGCAATCGATGTAGCAAAAGGATGGGAAGAATATGCACTAAAAACCTATGACAAATGGAAGAGGGTATTCGGCGATGAAGTCATGCCGGAAATACAGACCTTTACGAATAATTACCAGTTGGAAATGGGCAAAATTAATGAAGCCACTGATGATGCAAAAGATAACACTATCGAATGGATGTGGGATTTCGAGGCGTTGCGGGAGGGCCATATCGAGGCAGTGCGTTCAATGATTGAAATACAGACACGGCATAATGAAGCAATCGCCCAGGGTTCTACGAATTTGGAAGCCTACAGTCAGTCCCTCGGCTTGCTTTCAGAGCAGATGGTGAATCATGGAACAGTACAGGAAAAACTCAATCAATATCAAAAAGAACAGAATGCATTACAACAAAAGGCATCGCAGATTGCCTCGCAATTCGTAACGCCCGCTTTTGCAGAACTTGAGAGTGCTGTTAAAAATGTGGGTGAGGCATTCAAAAATTTCATTACAACTGCAATAGCGAATCTCCTGAGAGCGCTGGGTGAAAAATTATCGATTATGGCAACGCTATATGCAATTTCATTACAATTCGGCAAGGCGGCGGCGGCGGCGGCGGGTGCTGCGGCTGCATTCGTGGCAGCCGGCGCGATAAAATCACTTGCACAAGGCGGTGAATTCGTTACCAACGGTCCCGAGCTCATGTTGGTGGGAGACAATCCATCCGGCCGTGAACGGGTGCGCGTAGAACCCCTGGACCGTGGCGGGGGAATGAATGAGATGCCGCTTATCGCCAACATCTACCTCGGAACGAAAAAGATACATACGGAAATCACGAAGGCGATCAGGAACAAAGAAATACCGATATACCGGGGGGCGCTGGTCAACACATGAGATTCATGTACGCAAATCAGTGGGATGAATCATCGTACACGGTAAGCTCCAACAGCGAAGAAACCGATTACCCGGCGTCTAATCTCCGGGAATACCAGCTCGCACGCCATTACAGGGCCACGGGCGATACATCGGAATGGGTGAAGATCGACGGCGGATCGAGCGAGGCTATCACCGCATCGATAGCCTTCATCGCCGGGCATAACATCACCTCCGGCGCCACGACGATCAAGATCCAGGGGAACGATACGGACTCCTGGGGCTCTCCCACGGTGGATCAGAGTTTCACGCATGATGCCGGCGTGATGTGGAAGGCGTTCACGGAGGATTCGCTTCGATATTGGCGATTCCTGGTCGAGGATGCATCGAATCCCGATACATACATCAAAATGGGCCGGGTGGGACTGGGAACCTATCTCGATATGACGAACTGGCCGAAGGCGCAGTTTCCGCGTCGCACAGTCGATACGTCAACCATACGCCGAAGCCCGACGGGGCAGCTGTATGGAGATAAGCGGATAACATACAAGGAGTACGAGTTCGATTTCCCGATTATTACGGACACCGAACGGCAGAACCTCGAAACGATGTGGGAGGCCGTGCAGAAAGTGAAACCGATATTGTTCATTGCGGATCCCTCCGGCACGACGATTGACCCGCTGTACTGCACGATATCGGAGTTCGAGTTGACCGCACTCGTGGGCTTTCAGTGGCAGGCGCGCATGGTTTTGACGGAGGCGCTGTGAAAACGTGGATAGCGGTTTTAATAGCCGCAGTCATTATAGGAGGTGCGATTGTGAGTGGAGCAATTGTTAATATACCCGACACCGGTGAGAATTGGGACGCCGCATGGCAAACGGTCGAGGGAATGCGGAAGGGGCAGATGGCCCTTTCTCTTACGAATTATGATTCAGATTCTATTCCTCAGATAGCAAGCGGCTCATGGGTCGAGGTGGCGGGAAGCATTTACAAGTTCACTGCCAATGATTCTATATCCGGCTCGGCCTCATCGGGGAATATTAATTACATCAAGATGGTACCTTCGGGATCGGGTGACTCGGCGATTGTCACGCCCACTTGGACGACTGATGCCCCTACGTGGTCAGATACATATCAGGGCTATTATGACGGCACTTCTCGATATGTGGCGGGTTGTTATTATGATGGAACGAATTACAAATTAAAATGGATTTATAACAAAAGAGATACAGGCCCCGTCGATAGAGTGCTTAATCTACCATTACTTGGGGAAAGAAACAATACTGCATTAACTGATACAGGTTTATTGGCTTATGGCTATTATTATTTTGCAAATGGAAAGTCTGCCAATCAGGCAATATTAATCGGAGTAACATTTCCGAAACGATTTATAGTAACCTATCTGAAAAGTTATTGTTCGTCCCGGTCGGCGGGTTCCGTATCCATTACACTGTATGAAGGCATAAATACCGATGTTACAACGACGACAATGGCACAGACGACCCATTCTGGTACTGGCGAACAAACCGATTCGAGTATAACAAATCCGATTATCGATGAAGAAGATCATCAGTATGTAGTGAGAATCAATGTGGAAACGACGACTACTACTTTATATATATCTGCCATTAGGATATTTGGTATTGAAATTGTAAGGTGACATAGGATCATTCATGGCTTGGACTGACGAAGCAGCAAAGACTGTAAACCGACCTATTATCCTGGCCGAGATCTCGCTGGGAAAGGAATACGACAAATGGGTCAACGAGGGTCCCGGGATTTGGAAATCGACGCTCTACATAAATCTCGAGGAAGCTGACTACGGGTTCAAGCAGGCTTTTCTCATAGGACCTTTCAAGGAACAGGGAACGGGAGACCTGAGAAACCCGTCGTTCACTATCGCCATCGACGTCTCGGATGTGCAGGAGGACGGTGCAAGCATA